GTGTTGCTGCCGTCGCACGTCGCCGTAGACGAGCCCGCACCCTGAGCGGACCAGCCACCCGAGGTCAGGAGGTCCACGAAGTCCGGGGCCACGGAGATGGTGCCCGACGAGTTGGCGTCCATCTCGACCGACCAGTCGGCGGTGCCGGCGAGTTCGATGGGCGTGAGGACCGCCTGCGTGCCGTTGCGGTCACTGTCCGGCTCGCTCGGGCGCGTCGGGGTGATGGTGATCGACTTCGTCAGGATGGCGTCAGCCGAGACGGGGTAGTCAGTGCCCTTGGTGCCGAATGCGCTCTGCGGGTCAACGAAGACCCGGAGCTTGGAGCCGCTATCGATTGGGGAGCCGGGCATGTGTCAGTCCTCGTACAGGGTGACCGCGATAGACACCTCGAGCACGGCATTGGGTGCCGTCGCCTCAGTGTCACGCAGATAGTTGTGGGCCGCAAGCATTGCCTTGACCACCTTGCCAGTGCTCAGGGTGCCGCCGTCGTTCAGCGATGGGCCGTGGCCCGGGGTCCGCCGCCGCAGCATCTCGGAGAGCACGTCGCGGTAGGCGCGGCAGCAGGCCGCAATGTCGCGGTCCGCGTCGTCGGCCGTGGCGCTCGTGATGTTGGAGTCGAGGACGAGGAACGCGCCGAGCACGTCGTGCGTATAGGTCGCCTGACTCGGCGGCTCCTCGGCTCCACCCGACCCCGTGGCGAAGACCGCGCAGGGGAACTCAACGGCGGCGGTGCCCAGCGGCGTCGTGTCGTACCAGGCCACCACGTCGGGGACGAGGGCCGCGCTCACGCTGTTGGCCGTCCGCCATGCGTCGAGGGTGTCGTTGAACGACAGGACCGACACCGAGCCGGTCATGTTGCCCGTGTCGAGGAACTCGATCACCGTCGCCGGGAGCTCGTAGGAACCAGCCATCAGAAGGTACGCCGGTTGAGGATTGGCGTGGCCGGGGGCGGCGGGTCGACGCCAAGGATCACCTTGCGGGCCTCCACTACCTGATGCGCGAAGATGTCGCGGATAGCTTCGCGCAGCGATGACCGCTCGCTGCCGAACCTGATTCGCTTGTTCAGCCTCGTCGAGTAGCGGACCGGCGGACGGTCGCCGACGTGGGCGAGTGCATAGGCACTGATCGGCGTATCGCCGGCAAGGTGGGCTGTGTCTGGGACAACAGGTCGCAGCGTCGCCGGGTTGATGCCCTGCAGCATCGCAGTGGGCGAGATGCGTTGGAGCGAGCCCAGGGCGCCGCGCTTACTGAGCGCATCTCGCAGGAACCCATCAAGCGTGAGGATCGGCACGCCGGGACGCACGGCATCCTTTGCCTTCTTGTACTTTTCGGACAGCGGCCGGAAGGGGTCACCTGTCGACCGACCCCCACTCTTGAAGTGCCGCTTCTCATGACGCCGGAACAACTCCGACGTCAGGTGGAACGACGGGCGCCAGTCCTTGATGCCGTCTGCGTAGCGGGAGAAGCCCAGCGCGATCTCGTCGCCACCGGGCTCCATCTTGAGGAACAGCGCCCCACCGACCTGTGCGCCGAGCCGAGTCCGCGCCTCCATCTGGGCTGGCGTGAGCCCTATCCCTGGGGCAGCCATCAGAACTGGTCCGTGTCCTGCAGCCAGGGCTCGGGCGCGTAGGGCACATCGTCCCCACCGGGCGTCAGGTCCACGGTCCCGGCGACGCCGTCGACCATGTAGGAGTAAGCCTCGGTCACCGTCGTGTAGACATCGGCGCCAGCCTTGAGCCACATCGGCGCAGAGCGGGCAATGAGCTCCTCGGTCGCCATGATGCGAACCGTGAGCAGGTCCTCGTTGCCACGCGCGTTGGTCCCGATGGCGCCCTTGGCCGTCATCACGGCGCGGGAGCAGACGAGCGCCTCTAGCCGGGCGGCCACAGTCTCGGCAGCCGTGAACGCCGATTGGTCCGCCGCCATGTTGTGGCGCGATAGGACGGCTTCGACGTGCGCCGTGGCGTCAGCGAGCAACTCAGCCCCCTGCGCTGCGGTCGGCTTGCTCGTCGTGGACAGCGTGCCGGTCTGGGCGATGCAGTAGCGCATCGCGGATGCGAGGTCGGCGTTGTAAGCCACAGCGCCTCCTAGAAGCCTAGACCGGCCCTCTGTACGCGGGGGATGATCGTGTAGTCGTCCGCGTCGTCGGACTCGAGGGAGAGCCAGCCGCCAGCCTCGACGAGGGTCGGGGCGATGGCGATGGTGATCGTCTCGTTGGTGGCGTCCAGCGTGCCCTCCAACTGCGCCACCACGCCACCTGAGGACGCAGCGTCGTAGAGCCGGACGATGACAGCGGCACCCGCGGCGCCGGGGCCAGCAACCGTGACCGAGACGAGCTCAAACACGTTGGGGCTTTTCGTCGTGCCGTTTACGAGTGTGGTGATGCGCTGCAGCGCCGTCTCGGTGTCGGCGGACACACTGGAGTAGGTCAGGGTGACGCCAAGGCGCCGGGCGCCCCCGAGGGCCGTGCTCATGCGTCACCGTCCTTCTTGGCCGGAGCCTTCTTGGGCTGTGGCAGCACGGCCTGGCCGCGGCGCACGAGGCGAGCCGCGTTGTCGGCGTCGGTCTTGAATGCGGCACCGGGAGCCACCGACCCGAACGGGCCGACGAGAGCACAGCGGGAGATGAGCTTGACCACGGGACTACTCCAGTGCGGGCTTGGGGGCCCTCTTGCGAGGCTTGCGCTTTGGCTTGGGCTTGGGTGGCGCCTCGACAGCGCCACGCGCTACGAGGTCAGCCAGGACCGCGGGCGGGATGCGGCCCACCGGCACGTCGGCGCCCTCCTCAAACTCCGCGTAGGAGCCAGGGGACAGGGTCACGCCGACGCGCCGGAGGAATCGCATTAGGCCAGCACGTCGTCGTAGCGCAGGATGGCGTCGCTGTTGGCGACCATCATGTGGTGGTAGTAGCTCACGAGGTACTCGACCCCGCGGAAGCCCACGTCCATCTGCTCAACCGCGCCCTGGGGCCGTCCGAGCTTCTGGAAGTCGGCGAACGCCATGTTCGGACGCAGCGCCATCGGCGAGGGCGGCGCGTAGAAGAAGGTGACATCGTCGCCGGTCCAGACGTAGCCGTTGCTGGCTGTCTGGCCCTCGTCGGCGCTGTTGTACGTCGCCCGGGGGACGATGACGGAGCCGATCTCCAGCCACGCAGCCGCCTGCGCCTCGTTGAGCGACTGACGCCCACCGAGTTCGCCGGTGCGGAAGTACGTCATCGCAGCGGTGTGCTTCTTCAGGTCGGTCCAGACCGTCGGGCGGCAGATCAGGTGGATGTTGCTGCGGTCCGCGCCACCGAGGGCGGCGGCGAATGCGTCAGCGGCAGCGTCGGCCTGGTTGCGCGGGTCGGAGCCCGTGGCGTTCCACTGGTCCGAGCCCGAGAGCGTGGTGCTTGAGACGGCGTCAACCAGCGCGTATGCCTGCCGCTCCATGGCGATGTTGAGCGCGTCGACCGCGGTGGCAACCGCAACCTCCTGCTCGTCCAGCCCATCCTCGGCCGACTCAGCGATATCCATCTTGTCAGCGGCGGCCTTGTAGCCCTCCTCGCGGAGGAACCAACCGTCGGTGTTGCTGATCGTGTAGGACACCTCGGGGAACGAGGCCAGCGCCTCGCGGATCGAGTCCGCGCGGGTCTGGTCACCGAACGAGAGGCCCGAGCCGATCGACTTGAACTTGCCGGAGCGCTTGTTGACAGGGACGGGAGCGAAGATCTCGTTCCACTTGTAGGCGGTCTGCTCGTTGGCGTAGCGCTGAGCGAAGCTCTGCAGGATCTGCGGGGCAGCACTGCGGTCGGTGGTAGGCATGGTGTCGAGCCCTTCCTAGATCAGGCGTGGTAGTGGGAGAAGCGGAGGGCGACGGGGCAAAGGTCGCCGTCGTCAGCCGCGTCGAGCGCGATTGCGAAGACGTTGTCCTCGGCGGTCGTGGTGGCGATGGCCTCGCCGCCGGTTGTGGCGGTCAACAGCGCGCCGGCCGTGATGGCTCCACCCGCCTTGACCTTGTAGCAACCGCTGATTGCGACGCTTGCGAAGTCGGCCGTGGTCGAGCCGTCGTTGCCGCGGATGACGATGCCAACCACGTTGTCGGTGACGGCGGTTGCCAGGACGAGGTCGCCGCTGTCGAACTTGACCAGCAGGTTCTCGGCGCTGGAAAGGTCGGCGTCGGTGGGGAAGGTCGCGGCGTCGTAGCCACTCTTGATGCTGGCCATGGCTCAGGCTCCCTGGGTCTGGGCGGCGAGGTACGCGGCCCGCTGGGTGGAGTAGTCGGCGCCGTCATCGGAGAGGGCGCGGATCGTGGCGTCGACACCGGCGGGCGCGTCGGCCTTGACCTCGTTGGGCTCGCCGTCGTGGCCCTGCTCGCCGCCAAGGTCCACCTTGCCGGGGAACGCGCGGTTGGCGTCGTCGATGCCGCGCTCGGAGAGCAGGAACCGATACAGGTCCTTGTCTTCGTCGGTGTTGTCGATGCGGCCCTCGGTGAGCGCCTGGGCAACCGCGGCGTCAGCGTCAGCCTTGACGCGCTCGGCCAACTTGCCCTCGGCGTCCTCGGCGCGCGTCTGCATGCGCTCGGCCAGCGCCTCGGTGGTGGACAGCTTCTCGGTGAGTGCGTCGCGCTCGCTGGTCAGCGTGGCGTTCTGCTCGGTCAAGGCGGTGGCCTCGGCTTCGGTCAGCATGGGGGCTCCCGGTTGGTCGTCAGATGCAGCCACGGCCGCGAGGCCGGGCACGAAGGGGTTGTTCGTCAGCGTCCCGCCAATGAGCGTGGGGCCCTCGGTCGCGTCGCCCGCAACCTTGCCCTTGCCGTCTCGGAGGAACTCGATGGAGAAGCCCTGGAACTCGCCAGCCCGCACGCGGGCGCGGCCCTCGTCGGTCCAGTCGATGAGGCCCTGTAGCGTCTCGCCCTCGACGCGAACGTCGGTCAGGAAGCCCAGGGCCTTGGTGCTCTCAGCGTCCATGGCCCCCAGCAGCGCAGCGTGATTGACGCCGACCGGGGCTCCCTTGGGCCACCACCCGGCGCGCTTCGTGGCGTCGAAGTTGCGGACGAAGGCGGCGAGGTCGTCAGCCGACAGCGTCACGGCCCGGGAGCCGTCGCGAGCGCCGAAGGCACCCACCCGGGCAACCTCTACCCAGGTGGGGCCGTCAGCGAGCGTGTCAGCCAGACGGATGGGGGAGAGCCCGGCCGACAATGTGGGAGAGAGGGGGTCCACGCCGCAATGGTGGAACTATTTGCGGGGCGCAAGCAAGCCCGGCAGCCCTACGGAATCACCACGTAGGCTCGGGCACGTCGGACAGCGCCTCTTCGGCGTTGCGCCCCGTGCGCCGCTCCCACTCGGCCCGGGGGCGGTCGGACGCAGGCGGGATGCCCCGGCGTCGTCGTAGCTGCTCGATGGCCGCGGGCGTCGTGCCCTCGTGCGCGGCTACGGCCTCGTCGGGGTACCGGCCGATCCCCGGCGGCAGGGGCCGCTTGGGACGACCGCCGCTCACGGCAGGATGAGCCCGATGTTGATGCAGTTGCACCGCGCGCCGCCATCACACCACGTCGCTGGGGTCGCGTAGAGCTCTAGCTCGCTGACGGGAAACACGTCGTTGTCGTGGCTGATGCACGGGTCGCAGCGGTCCGATTCCAGCATGGTGCTGTACTGGAAGCGCTCAATGCCCTCTGCGCGCTGCTGCTGCACCCGGGCCAGGCCAAACGTGGTGTTTACGTCCTGCTGCGCCTGCGCCGCGACGGGGCCGGTGGACAGCGCCTCGACGGCGGACGTGATGACGGCTTCAAGGTCCAGCGCTGCGAGGTCCCCGCCGATGCTCGCCGCCTGCGCGGCTGAGACGACTGCGTCTCGGACTCGGCGAGCCAGGGCGACCACCGACGTGCGGACGATTCCGAGGATGGTCCGGTCTGGGTTGATGGCGTCCACCGGGGACGGCGGCGCGGTCGGGTCGGGGGCCGGGGCGTCAACGAGGGCGACCACGTCGCCGGGGGTGCTCGCCAGCATTTCGGCGGCGAGGGCGACCAGCGATCCGTGACGACTGCACAGCGGGGCCGGGCCGTGCGAGCCGCAGCCGCAGGGGACGCGGGCGGGGTCGGACAGCGCCTGCAGCTGCCCCTCGGCATCCTCGGACACCCGGGCGCCTGCGGCGATGCGCGCTTGGAGCTCCGGGTTGGCCCGCTGGCGTGCCGACTCGGCGACCACCGACGCCTTGCCCGCGTCGTAGGTCCGGCCCATCACGCCGAGCAACGCCGCCTCGAGCGCCGCCGTCATCGGGACCGGGACGGCTTGCAACTGGTCGAGCGTCGTAGCCTGCGCGCCCTGCTCAGCGTACGTCGGCAGCATGCGCGCTTGCCACGCTTCGTAGTCGCGGACGAACGCGGCCTTGGCGGACTCGACCGGTTCCAGTGTCTCAGACAGGCGCAGGACGGACTCGGCGTCGGTCGGGGGCTGGCCGTCGGGGCGGGACTCGAAGCGGTCGCCGAAGGAGCGGCTACGAACGAAGGTCACGCGGTCGGCGAGGGCGACGGGCTCAGACAGCTCCTCGACGTCGTCGGGCGCGTCCGCCTCATCGTCGGGCATGTCGTCGGGGGACGGCTCGGGCTCGGGCTTCGGCTCGGGGGCCGCGACCTCCCGCGGGTCCACGGTCATCTTCGGCGCGATGCTCAGCGCCTCGCGTAGCTTGTCCTCGGCGGCGCCGTCGCCCGGGTCGAGGCCAACCCCGGCCGACACGATGGCCTCAGCCACAGCCAGCGGCGACACCACGACGACCTCGGAGAACTCGAGATTGGGATAGCGGGCGTGCCCGAAGTTGCGGTCAACGAGCCAGCGGATGAGCCGCTTCGACACCTCGCGCGCCACCACCCGAAGGTCGTGGTTGAGCGACGCGGCGAACTGGCCCAACTGCTCGCGGTAGAGCGTTTCGGTCCCGTTGTCCCAGCCCGTGAATAGGTGGCCGGCGAGCCCAGCCAACGCAAACTCCCGCGCGTCTGCAAGCTCGGAGGCCAGCAGCGACGCGGCGTCGAACTTCACATCGGTGAACTCAAGCCGGTACCCCGGCGGCATCACGTCCCCGGCGTAGATGTCTGCCCGGTACTGCATCGCCACCTTGCGGGCCCATGCGCGGTTCGCCGCGTTGTACCCCACCACCGACTCGTCCACGTAAATCTGAGGCACCGAGTATGCGTACCGGTTGGTGCCGTCCGTCCGCGCCTTTGCGATGAGGCTGCGGCGCAGGAAGGCCCCACACGCCGGGCGGAACATGCCCAGCGGCTCCGGCGACGAGTCCGCGGGGTTCAACCTCAGCCCGAACAGGCGCTTGGCTTCCAGCGTGACGCCACGGCCCCACCGCTGATGCCGTGCGCCGTCGCCCTGCTGAGGCGCCTGCACCATGTTGTACGCGTCGCCGTCCCGCTCCCAGCCCCAAACGCTCTTGAGCGGCCGTGGCGCAAGGCAGTCGATGACATACGCGCCACCGGGCAGCGGAGCCGCCTTATCGAAGCCCTGCACCACCTCGTCGTAATGGGAGCCCGTCGGAGCAAAGTCCAGGGCGCGACCGAGCCACGCATCCCAGCCGGGGCGCATGCGGTCAAAGAGGGCCCAGGAGACGAAGTCGGCAACCTGCCGGTCGGCGGGCTGCGGCTCTTCCTCGCCGTCGCTGTACGCCACCACCGTGGCCCTGGCACCGAGCTGGGGAAGCCGCCGAGCCAGGTCGATGGCC